AAGAAAAAATATGTCAATGTAGTAGAAGCTAACTTCGAAGAAAATTATATAGTATCAATAGTTCCTGAAAGTGATCATCTTAGAATAATAAAATCAAGAGAACCACTGCTTAATTTTAGGTTAGATGATTCATTATCGTTTTTAGCTGAGAAGAATATAACTGAAACAAAGATAAAGTATAAGAAATCTTACGGAACCTATGGAGTATGTATTTATGTGGACGTAGAGAATTATTACTTATTAAAAACTAGTACTAGCGGAGGAAATACCAATGTAACTAAGTTGAAAATAAACAAAGCAAATAATTCTATTGAAGAAACTGAATTCACATTAGAAAATGTGAAAATAGAAAATATAGGTGCATACTCATTAGACTATGATTACTATAGAACTATTAAATCTGTATTGAGAGGAGGTTATGTGTATGCAGTTAGCACAGATGAAAAATATGTTGTGAAGTTTGCGATAAATAACCCAGTAGATGTAACTAAAATAGAACCTAAGTTTACTCTAAAAACAGGATCAGTATCAAGCCATACAACAGGATGTGGTATGTATATATTAGGAGATATGATAATAGGGACTAACTTTACTATTGATAAAAATGATAAAGTTACCGAAATAGCACAAAGCGATTTATCAACAATAGAATGTATTCCATTAAGTTATGGTCCATTTTTACTTGGATATTTTGCGAACGGAGAAAGCTCAGGGGATAAGTATTTAAGAAAAGTTTTATACTTAATTACACCATACTCAGCAACAATAAATAATTTATCGAAGATAGTAGAAAAAACGGCGGATAAAACAATGAAAATTACATATTATTTAACGGGAGGTAAATAAAATGAATACATTATTAAATTATAAACTTATAATTTCAAGTATAGGTGGTGTTCTAGGAGTATTTTTAGGAGGTATGGACGGACTTATCTATGCACTTTTAGCATTTTCAGTAATAGACTATGTAACTGGAATAATGTGTGCGATTGATAAAAAAGAATTATCTAGTGCCGTTGGTTTTAAGGGAATAGCTAGAAAAATTATTATCTTCTCATTAGTTGGGGTAGCTAATATACTAGATGTTTATATTCTAGGTCATGTAGGAGTATTAAGAGCAGCAGTAATATTTTTCTACCTATCTAATGAAGGTATTTCTATACTAGAAAATACTTCAAAATTAGGACTACCAGTACCTGAGAAACTACAAAATATTTTACAACAATTAAACAAGGAGGAAAAATAAGATGGTACAAATAATAAATGAAACACTAATGAACGCAGGTCAACTTGACAGCATAGACTTTGTAGTAATTCATAATGATGCAGGAAGTATGACACCTGAACAATATGTGGAATGGTTAAGATATCGAGATAAAGCGCTGGGGATAGCTCACTATTACTGTAATCGATATAGTATCGCACGAGTAATAGATACATACAACATTGGATATCACACTGGTGAGTGGTGGAGTAATACCCACTCGATTGGTTATGAGGTATGTGAGAGTATGAAAGTCTCAGATGAGGACTTCTTAGCCAATGAAGATATGGCATTGATGCAGGCAACAGAAGACTTGATTTATTATGGCTTGCCAATTAATAAACAAACGGTAAGACTACATCATGAGTTTAGTCCAACTAGTTGTCCGCATCGTAGTTTAGCTTTACATGGTGGAACAACTGATAGTGTAAAAACTTACTTTGTAGAACGTATGAATTACTTTGCGACTTTAGGAGAAACAGTTGATGAAATGTTAGGTAATACTAGTATCTCAGAACCAAGTACATCTACAAACTCAGTATCAACCAGTGATAAAAGTAATGAAGAAATTGCACGAGAAGTTATTTCAGGAGCATGGGGTAACGGAGAGGATAGAGTGAACAGATTAACTAACGCAGGATATAATGCAAGTGAGGTTCAAGAAGTAGTGAATAGATTACTAAATGGGAATTATACATCTAATAATTTAGATGAAATAGCCCAAGAAGTAATTCAAGGTAAGTGGGGTAATGGACAAGACCGAGTTAACAGACTTACTAATGCTGGATATAACTATAATGAAGTTCAGAAAAAAGTTAATGAAATATTAGGATAAAATACGAGCCTAGAGGAAAAGAAAATTTCTTCTAGGCTTTTTTATATTGAAATAACTAAATTATATTGCTATAATCAAATAAAAAGAATTAGAAGGAGAAAATTGTGGGAAAGTTATTTATAATAGGAAATGGTTTTGATATTGCACATAATATGAAAACTACATACAAAGATTTTAGAAATTGGTTTAATGATAAATTAGTTAAATTTTCAAATGAAGAATTAACTTTTGAAGATCTAGTATCACCAGATATCAGAGGAAAAAATTGGAGTGATGATGACGTTGAACGTAAACTTATTTTAGAATTACTAGACGAGGCTTGTAATAATATTGAGGAAGATCCAAGAGATTATGAGTGGAATAATTTAGAATGTAATTTAGCAAATGTGGATTTTTCACAGTGGCTTAATATAGATGATGATAATATCAGGTCTATTGAAAATAAAACAAATAGGAATAAGGATAATATTTTACATAATATTGTGGGTTCACTAATGTCTATAGATGATTTAAAAAATGATTATTTAAAAAAATGGATAGATAGTATAGAGATTCCTAAATGTAAAATCGCTATATCAGATATTATTGATAAAGAAACCTATTTTTTAACTTTTAATTACACAAATACTTTAGAAGAAATATATGAAGATGAAATAGATAAAAATAAAATTAATCATATACACATAAATGGTGATAAATATATTTTTGGTACTAAATTTGAAAAGAAAGATGTCCAAGAAAATCAGAAGAATATTAATGAATGGTATATGAAAAATTATGAAAAACCAGTATATGAAATTATTGAATCAAATAAGTTATTTTTTAATAATTTAAGTAAATGCAACTGTATTTATTCTTTTGGATTTTCATATTCAGATATAGATATGCCATACATAGAAGAAATTATTAAGAGTATTGATTCAAATACAATTACTTGGAATTTTAACCACTATGATTTCCAAAATAATTTGGAAAGATATAAAGAAAAAATAAATAATGTTTCTCAAAATAAACATATAGAATTTCAGAAATATGACTGTTGATATATGAAATATGATATAGTATGGGTCTGAATACGAGAGATTCAATATAATAAAATATAATTGAAGGAGAGGTATTAAGAATGGAAAATAGATACTATTTATGTACTGAAATTTTGAGTGGAGGAAGTCCTGTTGCACTTGCTTATGATGTTAATTGGGATTTAGATATTAGTGATTTAGTAGAGTAAAAGTTATATTAAATCCTAGTAAAGTATTTGACAGTTTTATGTTAGATGTATATAGCGATTTAGATGGCTTAAGTACAGAGGTTATAAATGACTTTTTCAATTCAGAAACAACAGAATCTTTGCTGCAAGGGTTAATTCAATTAATTAAAGAAAAATTGTTTTTTAATCCTTTAGATATAAAAGGAGGATTACTTACTACTTCTGAAGATATGATAATGTTGGATTTATTGATTAAAGTAGATCCAGAAGATTATAGTATAAGCTCTACTGATTTTAATTTAGTTTTCGGATTTGCATTTTCTGAATTAACAGTTAGCTCTATAATTGGTAGTTACTTAGTAAAAAAAGGACATGAACTTCATCATTTATATTATGATGAAAATTAATAATTAAAATACGATAATGATTAAAAGCATAAAAGATAAATTAATATAATTTTTTTAGTAAATATGTAAATGATAGTATTTAGTTGATATAGTAGATGAATCTTGACAATGATTTTTTCTAACTATATAATAAAATTAGATTAATGAGAGGGGCTTAAATAAATGGAAAAGAAAGACTATAGACAATCACCTAAAGATACAAATGGACCAGTTGTAAAAACGGGACCAACAGCTGGAAATAATCGTTCAAGAAATAAAGATGGAGCTTGGAGAAAAAAACGTTCAGATGCCGGAAAATCAAGAAAATAGGTGATGTAGAACGTAATGGATAAAAAGAAGTTTATTAAAACTGGAATAAAAACAATTCTTAATTTTACATTTGAAAAAGTTGTACCTAGTATGCTGAGTGCAATAGAAAAACAAATTCCAAAAACAATCGAAAAGTATGAAAAACATGATAAAATAACAGATGAAAAATTGGATGAAATTTACGATAAAACAGATAAATTTTATGAAACATTAGATAAAGTATACAATGCTAGTGATTACTTAAATGACAAGGTAAACAATTCAAGGTATTTAAATGATGAAAAAGATAAGTAATAATCACTTATCTTTTTTCTTAAATATTGTATAATGAAATTCATTTGTAAAATGGGATAAAAGAAAGAGGTAAAATGCGTGTTAGATAATTTAAAATCAAAAATAAAAGAAGTGGAAGAAAAAAGAAAAAATAAAAGAGAGGAAAAAGAAAGAGAGAAACAGGAGCGAGTAGAACAATGGAATAAGGAACAAGAGAAATTAAAAAATGATATCACTAACTATTTTTCAAAATATGAAAGTTTTGTTGAATATATAAAATGCGCTGATTTTCAAACACTCTATAAAATATATAATGAAGATAAAGCGTATATTGAATATATTAACTTATATAGGATGCTTAGAGAGCTTCGAAATTATAATTATAGTAAACATGAGGGACCTATAGATAACAAAGCCTATTTTAGAGGAGAAAGGGATGGTGGTTTAAGTGAAAGAATTAACAAATATTATAATATTGATCTAATGATAACATTTAAGAATAATCCATACAGATTTAAAGAATTAATAGCCCCATATGATTTTTTAGATGAAAATCTATATGAAATTGTAAAAAAACAATTTATAAAAAAATTAGACGATGTATTATGGGAAAGTTATGGCTCGGTCCAAGTAGAAAAAATAAAGTTCTTTTATGATATATTTTTAAAAGACGGTAGAGCTACAACTGTTAATTTCTCTGTAAAATTAGATGCTAACAGCTCAACTATGATTACTGGTAGCGGTAATGGAGATGTAGAATATAAAAGTAGGCAATCAATATATGATTTTGTATTTTCTGACATAAAATATTGTAAATTATTAGATGAAATAAACAATTAGAGTATAAGTAATGAACCTATTACAGATATTTTCTGTAATAGGTATTTTTTTTTATCAAAATTCTATTCTAGTGGTTAAATTATTTATGTTTTTTTTTACCTGTGATGTAGAGAGATAATATGCTCTTCTAGAAAAATATGGGAGTGGAAAATATGGATATTAATGTGAAAACTAAAATCTCAGAATTAAGAAATAAGGGATTAGGATACAAGAAAATCGCACAAATACTAGATGTAAATGTAAATTCAGTTAAATCATTCTGTCGTGCTAATAAATTAACAAGTTCTTATGTTACGGCTAAGCCGAGATGTAAACAATGTAAGAAAGAGCTTTATCAACCGCCCAAAATGAAGACTTTAAAATTTTGTTGTAGTAATTGTAGAGTTGAATGGTGGAATAGACATAGAGATTTAATAAAACCTAAAGTGAAAATAGAAATAATTTGTCTAGGGTGTGGAAAAAAGTTATATGCTTATGAACAAGAAAATAGAAAGTACTGTAGCCATCATTGTTATGTTAATACTCGCTTTAAAGGAGTAAGACAAGATGGATAAGCAAATAAAAGATGAAATGGACTATCAACTTCTTCACACATTAATGGATAATTTTCTAAATAAAGGTTTATTAACAAAAGAGGAATTTGAAGAAATTAGGAAAGATTTACTTCAAAAATTTAAACCGTATATAAGTGAATTATTAGCTGAACAACTTGACTAAATTGCCTTTTAGAGTGATATATATATAACGAAAGGAGGTTAACTATGAATAAAATAATACATAAAATAGATGTCAGAAAACCCATGATAAAAAAGAAAGTAAAAGTTGCAGCTTATGCTCGCGTGTCTATGGATACTGATAGACTTAGACATTCTTTATCAGCTCAGATAAGCTATTATAATAACTTAATACAAAATAATCCTGATTGGGAATTTGTAGAGGTATATGCTGATTTAGGTATAAGTGGAACATCAACTAAAAATCGTCAAGAATTTAATAGAATGATAAAAGATGCCGAGAATGGAAAGATAGACATTATTCTAACTAAATCAATCCAAAGATTTGCGAGAAATACTGTAGATTTATTAAATACAGTTAGACATCTAAAAGAAATAGGTGTTGAGGTAAGATTTGAAAAAGAAAATATAAATTCGTTAAGTGGTGACGGAGAGCTGATGTTATCGATAATGGCTTCATTTGCACAAGAAGAAAGTAGATCTATTTCTAATAATGTAAAATGGAGAATTAGAAAACAACATGAAAAAGGAATACCTAATAATAGAACAAAATTATATGGTTATCGTTGGGAAGGAGATAAGATAGTTATAGTTGAAGAAGAAGCTAAAATAGTTCGTTTAATATATGAAAATTATTTAAATGGAATTTCAGCAGAGAAAACTGAAAAACAACTAGCAGAAATGGGGATATTATCATCTACTGGAAAAAGATTTCCTGCAATAACAATAAGACAAATGTTGAAAAACATAAATTATACAGGAAATTTATTACTTCAAAAAGAATATGTAGTGGATCCTATAACGAAGAAAACTAAAAAAAATAAAGGAGAGCTTCCGATGTATTTAGTAGAAAACAATCATGAAGCTATAATCCCTAAAGAAATTTTTGATAAGGTTCAAGAAAAAATAGCGTTAAAGAGGAAACTAGGAGTTTTTGGCAATGATGCAATAAATACTTATCCTTTTACATCTAAAATAGAATGTAATCATTGCAAATGTAATTTCAGAAGAAAAACAACTATTTGTTTTTCAAAGAAAAATTATAGATGGTTGTGTCGAAGGGCGGATAAGAAAGGGAGAAAAGTTTGTGATAGTAGAAGTCTACCAGAAGAGAAGTTAGAAGAACGTATAGCTGAAGTATTAGGACTAAAAAAATTTGATAATGAAATATTTCAAGAAAAGATTGAAAAAATTATAGTCATGAATGATGATGAAATAAATATAAAGTTTTATGACGGAAAATTAGTTAAGACTAAGTTGAATTTAGGACCTAAGAAAAATTGGGAGAGTGGGCGTTCAGAAAAATATTCATTATATGCAAAAGAGGGAATTCCAATTAGTGATTTTACAAATATTATAAAATGTGGTTATTGTGGTAAATATTTTTCAAGAAACACATCGCATTACGGAGAAAAAACGTGGATCTGCAGAGAACAATTTTTAAGATGTAAAAAAACCGGAAGTAAAAGGAAAAGTGTTCCTGAGATTATATTAAAAGAAAGCGTATGTGAAGTTTTAGGATTGAAAAGATTTAATAAAGAAATAATGAGGGAAAACATTGATTGTATAATTGTTAAGGAAAACGAGGTGACATTTAAATTAAAAAATGGAGGAGTTGTAAAAAAAGAATTAGTAATAAGCCGGAGAAAATGTCGAAAATATACAGAAGAAGAAAGAAAAAAATGTAGTCGTAGAATGATTGAAGTATGGAAAAATAAAAAGGAGAAAAACAATGCAAAAGAAAGTAACAACAATACCTGCGACGATAAAGAAGTTTAGTCAAACGTCTATAAACCAAGTAAATAAAATAAAAGTTGCAGCATATGCTAGAGTTTCGACAGACCATGAAGATCAGGTTTCAAGTTATGAAGCACAAATAGATTATTATGAAAACTATATAAAAGGTCGTAGTGATTGGGAGTTTGCGGGTATGTATTCAGATGAAGGAATATCTGGAACAAATACTAAAAAACGTATAGGATTTCAGTCAATGGTAAACGATGCTCTTGAAGGTAAGATAGATTTGATAATAACTAAAAGTGTAAGTAGATTTGCTAGAAATACGGTTGATAGTTTAACGACAGTAAGAAAACTAAAAGAAAAAGGTGTAGAAATATACTTTGAAAAGGAAAATATCTGGACACTTGATTCTAAAGGTGAGTTACTAATAACTATAATGAGTTCATTGGCACAAGAAGAAAGTAGATCGATATCGGAAAATTGTACTTGGGGTCAGAGAAAGAGATTTGCGGATGGTAAAGTGAGTGTACCATATAAAACATTTTTGGGTTATGATAAAGGGAAAGATGGTAATTTGGCTATAAATAAAGAAGAAGCAAAAATTGTTAAAAAAATATATAGCTTATTTTTACAAGGGTATAATATAGGATCAATAGCTAGTATATTGACTTCAGAAGGAATAAGAACACCTCGAGGGAAAGAACAATGGTATCATGGAACTGTAAAGAGTATTTTATCTAATGAAAAATACAAAGGAGATGCTTTACTCCAAAAAACTTTTACAGTAGATTATTTAACTAAAAAAGCTAAAAAAAATGAGGGTGAAGTAGAGCAATATTATATTAAAGATAACCATGAAGCGATTATACCTAGAGAAACTTTTGAAAGAGTACAAAGATTATTAAAGAAAAAATCTGAAGATAAATATAAGCACTCCAGTGTAAGTATATTTTCAAGTAGAATAAAGTGCGGTTCATGTGGTGCTAATTATGGTTCGAAACTATGGCACTCAAATAGCAAATATAGAAAAACTATTTGGCAATGTAATGAGAAATTTAAGAATGAAGTAAAGTGTGAAACACCGCATATATGTGAAGAAGAAATAAAAGAGATATTTATAAAAGTCATAAATGAAGTTATTAAAAAGAAAAAAACTATACAAGATGAAGGTATTTATTTTATAAAGTCAGTTTTAAATACTGAAGAACTTGAATCTGAAAAAGAGAACTTGGAAGAAAAAATAAATACGATTGTTAAAAATATAAATCTATGCATTGCAGATAACAGTAAAAAAGTTCAAGATCAAAAAAGATATGAAGAAAGTTACAATAAACTAGTATTTAAGTATGAAAGGTTACAGAGTGAATTATGTAAAATTAAAGAGGAAATTTTAGATAAACAGATAAGAAAAGATGAGATTCAATATTTCTTAAAGAATATCGAAGAGCAAGTACCAATCGCTGAATTTGACGATACACTGTGGTGTAATACTATAGAGTGTATAATAGTAAATATTGATAACAACTGTATTGTAAAATTTCAAGATGGAACTGAAATTAAAGTAGATCGACAATTTTTGAAAGGCACCTATTAAAGTCAGGTGCCTTTTTAATTATGTTAAATCAAGTATCTATTCAAAGCCAACTGTTTCTATATAATAATCATCACAGTATTCGGTGTAATCAAAATAGGTTTCATCATCAATATCTTCAAGTAACTCAGGATTTCTAACAGTTTCAATTTCCCTGTAAATGTGCCAGTATTTTACATTTTTAACTAATTCTGTGAAGTAAAGATGATCTGTAGGTTTAACAATTAAACCAGTTTTTCGAACAATTTCATATAGTTCTTCGCATAAATTATATGATTCTGGATCAAAAGTCTTATTTATAGATTCACCTTGAAGCGGCTCTAAAATATGCAGTATATCAAAAACGCGTTTTGATGTATCAGCATCTTTAATGTTAATTGATGAACGTTTAGCGTTAACAGTTGGTGTAAAATTTTTACATATTCTAATCATATTTGTCCCCCCAATTTGATTAATTATATATTAAAAATAATATACTTAAAAGAATCGAGTACATAATAAACAAAAAAAACAAACCTAACAATAAGTGAGTTAGGTTTGCATTAATGATATTTAATGCGCTACCAATTCCACACATTATTAATTAAATCATTATATTATATTCCTATAATTAGTATAACATGAAAACCTTTTATTTTAAAGGGGGGAATTAAGTAATTTTGCTATATACTCAAAATTCAAGGGTTGTTTAAATTTGATTTTTGTATCAAAATGTTTCTACTAATAGATAATAGTAATAGAGAAGGTCACGCAGCTAAGGTTTATTTTAATGCTATATTCGGTATGGATTTTAGTAGAAATAAAGAATGCTTTACAAATGCTGCACTAGATTATGGCTATTCAATTATATTATCTGCATTTAATAGGGAAATTGTATCGTGTGGATATTTCACGCAGTTAGGTTTATGTCATAGAAATCCATATAATAAATTTAATCTAGCCAGTGATTTTATGGAACCTTTCAGAATATTAGTAGATGAAGTAGTATTTAGTTTAGAAGCTAATGAATTTACTAAAGAGCATAAAAATATACTTGTTAATATTCTAAATAATACAGTTGAAATTGATGATAAAGAACAAACTGTGGCTAATGCGATTAAAATATATGTTCGTAGTTTGTTTACGGCATTAAAAGAGAATGATTTAGAATATATAAAGATGTATAAGTATGAGTTATAGATTTATGAGAGTATTAGTAATGTTCGATCTTCCAACAGAAACATCTCTTCAAAGAAGAAATTATAGAAAATTCAGAAAAACATTGATAAAAAATGGATTTATCATGATGCAAGAATCTGTTTATGTAAAATTAGCTATGAATCAAGGGAGTGCGGATTTAATTGTAAAGAGTATTCGAAAAATGTGCCCAGATGAGGGAGTAGTTCAGGTATTACAAATTACTGAGAAGCAGTTTTCTAAAATGGAGTTTTTAGTAGGAGAGAGTCAGACTGAATATGTAGATAATGATGAAAGGTTATTAGAACTATGAAGATTATTAATAAAAACTGGCAGAGAAAAATAGAAATAGAAGATAATATAATTTATACAGTAGTTTTTGAAAATAAAAAGTATTATAGAGGAAATATATTTGAATTAATCAACCAACATAAAGGAAATGAAGGGAGTTATATTTTGTCGAGTGATAATAAAGAAATATCGTTTGACAAGAATAGTTACATCATTACAGATATATTTAACATTGATATAAATAGTAAAAAAGTACTAACAAAAATATATAA